CAGAGCAAAAGAACAGAAATGGTCGTGTGTATCCAATGACTGTTATGGAAAAGGCAGTCGGTAAATATGTCGACGAACAAGTTTCAAAAGGTAGAGCAGTTGGTGAGTTAAACCATCCAGATGGACCAACTGTTAACCTAGATAAAGTTTCTCACAAGATCGAATCTCTTAATTTTAAGGGAAACGATGTTGTAGGAAAAGCGACAATACTTGAAACTCCTATGGGGCAAATCGTAAAGGGTTTACTCGATGGCGGGGTCAGGGTTGGCGTTTCAACTCGTGGTATGGGAAGTTTGCAGCGTGGCGGTAGTGGCATGGTCGTAGGACCAGATTTTATGCTTAACGCCGTAGATATCGTTCAAGATCCATCAGCACCTAATGCTTTTGTTAATGGAATTATGGAAGGTGTAGAATGGGTATGGAATAATGGTATTATTGAAGCTCAAACAATTGAAAGAATGGAGACTGAAATTAAGAAAGCTCCACGAAAAGATCTCTATGAGACTCAGGTTCGTGAGTTTAAGAATTTCCTCTCGTTACTCAAATCAAAATAATAGGAGTCAATAATGACTGATCAATATACAGAAGATCAAGAAATTGAACTCCATGATGACGAGAACGAAATCATGGAAGCTCAAGGTCACGATCCCAAGAATGCTGAAGCACAATCAGTAGCATCTGTTGACAAAGCTGGTGATGCAACCGGAACCGCTAAGAAGCGTAAAGGCGACAACACTAAGAAAGATCCAATGCCTAAGACTAAAGCTGGTATGATTAATGCCGCTTATCAAATGATGTCTAAAGCCAAGAAAGAAGACCTGAGTGTCATGCTTTCTAAAATGATGGCCGAAGATTTAGAGTCTGAAGACGAAGGATATGTTGCAGAAGCTCCTGAATTTGACTATCAAGCAGACTTTTCTGAAGACTTGAATGCTCTCATCTCTGATGAAGCTACATTGTCTGAAGAGTTTAAGTCAAAGGCGGAAACAATCTTTGAAGCAGCTATTAAGTCTAAGCTGTCGGAAGAAATTGACCGTTTGGAAGCTAAGTATGAAGAAGAACTCTCTGAAGAGATCGAATCTACTAAAGCTGACCTCGTAGAAAAAGTCGATTCATACCTCAACTACGTTGTTGAACAGTGGATGGAAGACAATAAAGTCGCTATCCAGTCTGGTCTCAGAGCTGAAATTGCTGAGAACTTCATGACAAGCCTCAAGGGTCTGTTTGAAGAGTCTTACATCGATGTTCCTGATTCCAAAGTCGACCTCGTTGATGACCTAGCAGATACTGTCGAAGAACTCGAAGAGTCTCTGAATGCAACTACTGCAAAAGCCATCGAACTATCTGAAGAATTGGAAGAGTACAAGCGTGACGCGATTATTCGTGAATCAGCTCGTGGTCTTGCAGCAACTCAGGTAGAGAAACTGAAAGCTCTTGTTGAAGACGTGGATTTTGAAGACGAAGAAACTTTCGCTATGAAAGTAGAAACTGTCAAGAATTCATACTTTAATAAAGAAGTAACCGAGTCAAGAGAAGCTGAATTTGTAGCTACTGAAGAACAGGGACAATCAGTTGTTTCTACTTCAAGCTCAATGGATGCTTACTTAACAGCTCTTACAAAGACCTCAAAATAAGAAATAAGGAGTTCCAAAATGGAATCATATGATCGTTTGATCGAAAAATGGTCTCCAGTGCTTGATAACGAAGCTGCTGGCGAGATCAAAGATAACCATCGCCGTGCTGTTACAGCTGCGATCCTCGAAAACCAAGAACGTGCTTTTGCTGAAGAAGCTTCTCAAGGGCAAGCTCTTTATGAAACAGCTCCAGCTAACAACACTACTTCAGCTGCAAACTGGAACCCAGTTCTGATTGCACTTGTTCGTCGTGCAATGCCTAACTTGATGGCATATGACGTATGTGGTGTTCAGCCAATGACAGGACCTACTGGCTTGATCTTTGCCATGAAGTCACGCTATAAGTCAACTATTGGAACAGCTGGTACTCCAGGTTATGTTGCTAACGGTGACGAAGCATTGTTCAACGAAGTAAACACTAACTTCTCTGGTGACTCAACTGGTAACCATGATTCATCACCATCTGGCCTTCTTGGCATTGCTGATGATTCACCATCAGACTCATCTATCAATGATAACCGTGACGCGGCTAACTTTGGTGGTGGTATGCCTACATCGTCTGCAGAAGGTTTGGGATCTACTACAGCTCCTGATAATTCTTCTTTCAACGAAATGGGCTTCACAATCGAGAAGGCTACTGTTACAGCCAAGTCTCGTGCATTGAAAGCTGAGTACTCACTTGAACTCGCTCAAGATTTGAAAGCAATCCACGGATTGGACGCTGAGACAGAACTTGCTAATATTCTGTCTACAGAAATCTTGGCTGAGATCAACCGTGAAGTTATCCGTACTATTAACTCACAAGCTAAGACTGGTGCTCTCCAGGCTAACACAGCTACTAACGGTATCTTTGACTTGTCAACAGATGCTGACGGTCGTTGGTCAGTTGAGAAGTTCAAGGGCTTGATCGTACAGATCGAGCGTGAAGCAAACGTAATTGCAAAAGAAACAAGACGTGGAAAGGGCAACTTTATTGTTTGTTCTTCTGACATCGCTTCTGCACTTGCTGCTTCTGGTATGCTTGACTATGCTCCTGCAATGTCAACTAACTTGAATGTTGACGACACTGGTAGCACATTCGCTGGTGTTCTTAACGGACGTACTCGTGTATACATCGATCCATATGCGGCTACTGACTATGTCACAGTTGGTTATAAGGGTACTAACCCATATGACGCTGGTCTCTTCTATTGCCCATACGTTCCATTAACAATGGTTCGTGCGGTTGGAGAAGATACATTCCAGCCTAAGATCGGCTTCAAGACTCGTTACGG